CTAGTAACATAACTTCCTATAAAACCGAAACAACCTGTTACATAAACTACTTTTTTCATATTAATTATCTATATTATACCAATTAGGAGGATAGTAATTTCCATTAATCCAAGATGAACCGTGATTCGGTTTAACATAATTAGTTGGACATACTACTTTCTTATTTGGATTTGTTTTACTTAAAAATGCACCCCACCAAGGATAGGAACTATTAGAAATGATATGATGGTCACATAAGCTTAATAATACTAAATCTTCCTTTTCTGAGTCGGTACATACTTTTTCTCCACCCACTGGGTCAATAAAATGTATATTATCTCCCTCTAATATTGACTTAGAATATTCTATATCGTTTGAAAAACATATAAAATTAAAATCCGTATAGGGCATAAAATGTTCTTTAATAGCTGTACCATAATAATCTAAACCTAACTGACAATATGGGAATTGAGGAAGTAAATAATCTCCTCTTCTCATATGGATACTAACTATAGGATTATCATTTTTAAAACTTTTTTTAATTTTACTAAATCGTTTTTTAGCCTCATTTTTTAATTTACTATGAAAATCCCAATTTCCAATTTCATCTTTATGTGTATTATACCAGTAAGTGTATAAATCAAACCTACCTACTAAATTAAAATTAATCCCAGGGGCTAAATCAAATAAAGTACTATCAAAAGTTGTTGTATGAAAATTAATATGTTTATCTTCAAAATGATTAAAAAATGTATTTGGTTTAATCTCAAAATCATTTATGTCAATTAAATCAAAAATTCTAATTGAATTTCTAAATGTTTCATTTGTATGGGGATATATTACATCATTACCTTCTATCATCTCAGGAGAAAAAGCAATTTTTAAATTATTTGCCTTAGCAACCGCTACCAATCCAGCATAAATGGATAATTGCGAGCATAATCCCCCAGATGAACCTAAATCTTTTAATGTAATATAATTCATATTAACTATATATTTTCATCCAATGTTCTATCATTTCGTCCATCATACTTTCAAAAGTATATTCTGGTGTCCAACCTAATTCTCTAATTCTAGTTGAGTCACCTTTTAGATACTTTAACTCTTCGGGACGTAAAAATTTCTTATTTTGTACTACGTAATCTTTATAATTTAGTTCTAATTTTGAAAAAACATATTTACACATGTCCCTTACAGAACGGGTTTCACCTGTAGCTACAACCCAATCACCCGCTTCTGGTTGTTGTAGAATTAAATGCATTGCCTTTATATAATCTTTAGAGTGACCCCAATCTCTATAAGCATCTAAATTACCTAATTCTAATTCATTTTGAAGCCCTAATTTAATTCTTACAGCTGCTTTAACTACTTTATTTGTAACAAAATTAGATCCTCTACGTGGTGATTCGTGGTTAAATAAAATACCATTTGAAGCATGTAACTTATAAGCATTACGATAGTTTCTAACAATGTTATACCCAAATACTTTAGCACAACCATAAGGAGAAACTGGTGTCATTTTAGTAGTTTCTCTTTGGTAACCATCCTCATCAACAGAACTACCAAACATTTCTGATGAGCTTGCCTGATAGAATTTAGCATTAGGACAATTGTTGCGAACAGCCTCTAACATATTAACTACACCTACAGCATTAGTTACAGCAGTAAATTGAGGAATTTCATAGCTAATCCTAACATGAGATTGCGCAGCTATATTATATACTTCATCAGGTTGTATATCACGTAATAATCGTTCAATTCCTGAGGTATCGTTTAAATCACCGTAACTTACATGTAAATTTGGATTAGTTCGTACTAAATCTAATCTGGATTGTTGATGTTCTGGGGTTGAATTACGTCTTACAATACCATACACTTTATAACCTAAATCTAATAAATACTCAGCTAAATAGGATCCATCTTGTCCTCCTATACCTGTAATAAATGCTTTTTTCATAAACTATTTTTAAATATATCCATTTTTGTTAAATCGGGCCAATCATTTACATTCCATTGTTTTGGTGGTGTATTTACTGCTTCATCAAATTTATCTAACCCATTTTGTGCTGTTTCAGGTGTCATATAATAATGATAACCTATAGTTCTAATATTTTGTTCTCTCCAAGGTACGTTTGGAATTCTACCATCATATGTCATTTTCTTTAATTCAATAGCTGCTTCCTTGTTATCAGTCAATATAACACCTCCTCTGCCTAAAGACAAATGTTTTTGAAATTGAAAACTAATACACATAAAAGTATTAGGTAAATAACTATTTTCTTTCCAAAGTACGGCAGCATCAATTATATTATCTGTAACATAATAATAATCTTGCCAATCTACATAACGCCATTTATGTTCAATATTTAATTTATTAGATAGAAAAGGAACTGACAAGTAAGTCCTATTAGGGGTGCTAAAAGAACTTGCACCAGTATATCTTAAGCATAATTCAATACCATGAGTACAACAATCAATTGCAACTGCATAAGGTGAACCAAAAAATTTAGCTAATTTATTTTCAAATTTCTCTACTACTTCGAATCCCATAAACTATTTTTCATTATAACTTTATTTCCAAATAACTTAAATCCATTTTTACTATAAAACTTAGTTAAAGGTTCATCACAAAATAATGTAACTCTATAACACCCCTTTGTTTTAGCAATACTAATTAGGGCATTAATTAACCTAACACCAATATTTTTTCCTCTAACACTTTTATCTACTACAATATCTTCAATATGACCAGCACGCCCACCTCTGATTTTATGTTCAATAACAACAGCCCCGTAAGCTATAACTTTACCATTATAAATTCCAACTATTGAATTAGATGAATTATTAGTAATAAATCTATCCCAACAATCATCTTTATCCCTAGATGAATAATCTATTTCAGTTAATTGTTGTAATAAAGGAAACACTTCATCTAAATCCTTTCTTTTAACCGGTCTAAAAATAATATTATCCATCTATAAACGTTTTATCTAAAGCCTGTCCTTCATAAGGTCCTGTTTTATACTCATATACTAAAGTATTATCCTCTAATATTTCATAATTATGTCCACCCTCTAATGTAAATGAAGCATCACCAGGTTCTAATATAGGTTCAACTAAAATAGTATCATCTAAATCATAAAATATACATTTAACCTTACCCTGAATTACGATCCAACTTTCTTGGGCTATAACATCTCTAGTTCTATTTTTAAATATATGTTTATGAGGTCTAAAAGTTTTACCCTTTTCCATATTAAGATGAGAACATTGAATAAAATGCTCCTCAGGTATAATATCTTTTCTACCTGGTTTTAGATCATCTTTTCTTACTACAACGTGTAATAATTTACTTGGGTCTACTTTTGAATAATATTCTATCATTGGGTAAAAAATTCTTTTATTTTATCACAAACATAATCAACATCATCTAAATCCATACCATGATGAGCACCTAATAAAAATCCATTTTTCATTACTGTATCAGCATTTTCAAAATCTTGTAGGTATTCCCTATAAACTGGGTGTCTTGTTACATTACCAGCAAAAGTTACTCTTGTTTGTATATTTTGTTCTTCTAAATAATTTAATAATTCTAATCTACGTTCTGTCTGTAAAGGAATAGCTAACCAATTTGGTTCAATACTATCGTCTGGTAGTATTAATTCTTCTACATCTTTAAGATTTTCTAAATAACGTTTTATATTGTCCCTTCTTTTTTGTTTAAATGTTTGGAAACGTTCTAATTGAACTAAACCAAATGCAGCACTCATTTCACTACATTTCATATTATATCCTAGAACACCATATAAAAATTTATAATCATAAGGTAAACCATCAACATCATGGGCAAAACGTTCATCCATATTTTCACTATTATCTCCTATACGACCCCAATCTCTATATTGTAAAGCTTTTTTAACATGTTTTTTGTCATTATACATTACCATACCTCCCATTCCACCAGCTGTAATAACATGAGAAGCATAAAAACTAGTAGTAGATACATCACTTTCTTTTGTATAAGTAACTGTATCAGCAGAATCCTCAATTATAAAAATATCTTCTCTACCCATTTCTTTCAACCCATCCCTAATTGCTTTCCAATTTGGTTTATTTCCAATTAAATTAGGAATCATAATTGCTTTAACTTCTTCTGTAACTGCACCTAAAATATCCTGAACATCAGGGACATAAGATGTTAAATTAGAATCAATAAAAATAGGAATATAACCTAATTGAATTATTGGAGCTAATGTAGTTGAAAATGTTAAGGCAGGAGTGATGATTTTACTTCCTTTAGGTAAATCCAAAGCCGCAATAGCTAAAAGACAAGCTGACGAGCCCGAATTTACAAATACACCATATTTTTTACCAAATTCTTTAGCTATTTTTTCCTCAAATTCAACAGAACGAGGACCAAAACCAGCTAACCAACCGTCTCTAAGGCATTGTTCAACTGCTTTAATTTCTTCTTCTCCATAAGCTTCAAGCTTATTAGGTGCATACCAAACTTTTTTCATATTACTTCAATTATTTTATCATATACATTTTTATAACTTGGGTGACATTCAAAAGTAGGTTTATTAGCTAAACACTTAACTTGAGGAGGTACACCCATAATATCTCCCCACTCTTTAATATTATATTTCATATTACTAGAACAAAATTCCATACATGAACCCATTACATAGTCATATTTCCAAGTTTGAGAACCATTTCTCCATGGTGCTCTTAGTTTAGGATGAATTGAACTACCTAATTGTAATATATGAACATCTGTTGTCCCAGCCAAATGTAAAATACCGGAATCCATTGTTACTACAATAGATGCTTCATTTTGCATCATCCATCTTAATTCCGCTGGGTCATTTGTAGGATCATTTAATAAATTTAATCCTAATTTAATATCAATATCCATCACTGGTTTTTGAGTATTATAAAACCCAACTTCACTAGAATCTCTACCTATGGCCACTACAGGAATATTTTTTTCATTTAATAAATCAATTAAACCTTGCCATTGTTTTTGTTCCCAGGTTCTAGTAGCCCAAGTATGTGTAGGATGAATCATTACATACTTGCCTAAACCTAGTGGCCTGGGTTTTTCTATATAAATATCAATTTCCATTTCATCTGGTGTCAGAGAAAACCCTAAAGATGTAGCGTGAAATTGTCTAAAATCATGATTAGAATATCTAAATTCAATTTTTTGACCATTTAAATTATAATTTTTCCCTACTAAGGGACTAAATGTAGTATAAACTTTATACCCTTCAGTTGATGTATTTAAAGATAATGCCTTTTTAACTAATGGGTGGTTTTCAAATAAAAATGGTTTGGAGGTAAAAATAGTTAATGGAGACTCATAAGCTGCAACTAATTTCCTAAGTGTAGGAATAGCAGCTAAAGTATCACCTAAAGCTGGGGTATCTATTTTTAGTGCTACTTCCATTTATAAAGTATTATAATATGAATTTTGTTTTTCTTGTTTTTCTATATTTTTAGGGTGGTAAAGAGCAAAATCTTCCATTGCAGGCAAGGCAGCATATGTTTTATGTCCCTCTAATACTTCATGTACCTTATTTTTCCATTTAACAGTAGGTATATTTTTCCAAATACGCCATTGATAATCAGGCCAATTAATCCATCCTTTAGCATCTACATTCCATCTCCATTTAGTAATATGTTCTTCAGTAAGGCCTTCTACTGTATTTACTCTAGGGACTAAGTAAACTTCATTATTTGGATTAGATTCAACTATTTTTGGCAAATTTTTAATTAATAATCTATTTGGTACTTCATCAGCATCAATTTGAAATATATAATCTCCATTACATAAAGAAGTTAAGTGATTTTTCCAATCAGCAAAATGATTTTTAAATTCACCTTCATACCACATAATATCTAAGTTAATACTTCTTGATCTTAAAAATGCCTCAACTTCTGGATCGCCATTTACTGAATCGTAAAGAATAACTATTTCATCTTCATTCCTTTTATGGTCTAAAAGAAATAAAACTAATTTTTGAATTTCTACAAATTCATTACAAACTGTAATTGCATAACTTATTTTCATATTAATCTTTATCTAAACTAAAAATATAATCTTTTAATTTATCACTGGGTTTCCACCCTAATTTATCCAAACTATCATCATTTTCTCTTAAAGTTTGTCTATAATTTCCTGGTTGATCAGGTAAGGTAATAAAATCAGCTCCAAACCGTTCTCTAAACATTTGGTAAACATCATTAATTGAATAATTAATACCAGTTCCTAATTCCCAGGCATCCTCATGTTTTAATTTTTTCATTCCTATTCTCCATAACCCATCAACAATATCATCAACATGGGTAAAATCTCTTCTTTGTTCACCATCACCAACTATTGTTATTGGTTCACCATTAGAAACTTGATTTCTCCAAATACCAATTACAGCAGCCCAATCACTATCTACAATTTCATGAGGGCCATAAACATTATAAAATCTGGCAATTTCAAAATCTAAACCATAGGTTCTACGATACATTTTAATAATTTCTTCTCCTAAAAACTTACTTGTAGCATAAGGTGAAGTATGGGGGTCACACCATCTAGAAGAAGAACCCGCATAAACAAGTTTAGCGCCTGTTAATCTTGCTAATTCGCAAACTTTTTCAGTACCCATAGTATTAACTCTAATAGTTTCATCTGGGTTATTAAATGATTCTTGTATTCTAGCTAATGCCGCTAAATGGTAAATCAATTCAAACCTTTGATATTTTAGCTCCATTATATCAATGACATCACCATTCATATATTCACAACCATCAATATGATTACTACGGGTTCCAACTGCATAATTATCTAAAGAAGAAACATCATGGCCCTCCTTAATTAATCTTTTAATTAAATTAGTTCCTATAAATCCTGCTCCTCCTGTAACTAGTATTTTCATATTATTCGGGTAATATACCAATATAACTTAAAGCTTCAATATACTCTCTTTCTGGAAAGTGTTTTATAGTTGACATATCAGCTCTAAAATTAGCGTTATTATATTTTTCTTTTTCTTTTTCTTCTACAGGCTTTACTTTAACCGCTGCCCATCTCCAATCTTCAATACTACTACCATCAGCAAATACCATACCCTTGTCCTCCATATTTATAGTATTTGGAATCCAAATTAAACTAGTATCAGGATCTTTCCATGCTAAATCTTTATGTAGTTCAGGTAAAGTTGAAATTTGTTCAGTATAAAATTCACTATCTTCCTTCATTAAGGAATTAGACCAAAATCCACAAGATAAACTTAAATAAGTAGTTATATCCTTTGTTACTTCTACTTTATAACATAAATCACCTCCAGATTTAGGACAATTTATTATTTCATCATAATTCATATTAATCTACTTTTGTTAATTGAGATAAATTTAATTTAACTTGCTGTGCCATTTCAGGTACATTTTTTTCTAAACTTTTGTTTACTATCTCAACCATTTTATCATAACTAAAATTCTTTTTAGCATGGTACTTTTGTTTTTGAGATAATTTATGATATTGTTTATATTTTTTATAAACCTCCTTTATTCTTTTAATAGATGTATTATCATCAACTTTAAACCATTGTGCCTCCTCAATTAACCAATTATTTGCAGCTGTTGGGTGAACTTTTTCTAAACTACCAGGAAGTAAACTAACATAATCTTTATGTAAAAAATCTACGTGTCCTGACCAACCTGATACTATGATTGGCTTTCCTGTCAGAGAAAATTCTAATAGTGGCCTCCCAAATCCTTCACCCTTAGTAAGACAAAACATAGCTTTTACTTTTGGGTGATTATATAATTCATTTAGTTCTTGATCATTAAATTCTCCACTTAAAAGATAAATGTTAGGTAAATTATTAGAACCTATGGAATCTCTAATACCTTTAATCCTATCTAATATTTCATCTCTACTTAAATAACTAGCAGTTCCTAATGATGATTTTAATATTAAAGCAGGTTTTGTACCTACTTTATTTTTAAATGCTTCATAAAAATTTCTTACTGTTAATCCTATATTTTTTCTATCATGACCAATAGCACCCTGCATCCAATGACCAACACAAAGGAAACAAAACTGTTCTGGGATTTCAGATAGATCTATGGTTTTTATTTCAGAGCTTGGAATTGGTTTCCAAACATCTAAATTAGCTCCTTCAAATATAACTTCAATGGGTTTTTCTAATTTAATCTGCTTAACAACTTGTCCAGTTCTTTGATCTTTTTGATCATAAATCATGCCTTCAAAAGTTTGTTTTGCAAAATTAGATGATACCCAATTTATATTCATTCTATTTAATCCCTCAACCCATTCAGGTTTACATCCTGTTGCTTCAATACCGGCAGTTAATCCTATATTATATTTTCCTACAGGTTGAAATTCATTAGGAATAGTAATTTGCATCCATAAATCTGGTTTTGTTTGGTTCCAATCTTGGGTAGCTAAATGGCTTAGTAAAAATCTCCATTCAGGGTGGTGGTTACAAAACCCCCAAGATGTTTCTCCCCATTTCTGAGATAATAATTCAACTTTATATTTATTAGTTGAAATAATGGCTTTAACAATATCTCTTGATCTAGCACCATAACCAGAATAAGTGTCAAAAGGACATGATATAACAAATCTTGGTTTACTCATTAATATACAATTTTATGATTTAAAAATTTACCTTTATATTTAGTTGCATTTACAATTTCATATTTTTCTCTTGGTTTCCAAGTTTTAAATAATTCATCAAATGCTTCTATTACTCGTTTTCCTTGATGTTCCGCTGTAAACCCAGCCTCATTACTTAAAGCCCATTCCCTACCAGCTAAACCTCGTCTTTCTCTTTCTTCAGGACCTAATTCATATACCTCCTTAATCCTTTCAGTTACATCTTCCCAAGCACATCTATCATCAAAAATATAAGGTGTAGGAGGTGAACCCTGAATAGATCTAGAAGTGGGATAAACTGGAAATGCCCATTCACCATGTTTTTTATAGGTACCTCTATGATTTGAAGGTACATTAGCATCAGGTTCAAACCATTTACCATCATTGTCTATAAATCTCATTTGATCCTGCATGCCACCAGTTGTATTAGCAATAATCGGTGTACCTGATAACATTGCCTCTGTTAAAGTTAAACCCCATCCTTCATTACAAGTAATTAATATTTGACAATCAGCGGCATTGTAAAGATAATTTAACTGTGTATTATCAATTTTATTTAATGAGAATTTAACATTATGGAAGTAATTTTCATCAAATAAGTATTCTTTTACTTTACCTAAATGTGTTCCAGCATCAGTAACATATTCTGTATGCATCATTAATAAACATTTTTTAGCCTTTTCTTTTGGAAGTGAATCTAGAAATGCCCTAAAAGCTAACATTGTATCTGGAATTTGTTTTCTTCTAATATTTCTGGAGTTAAAGAATAATATAAAATCATATTTTTCCTTACCAAATGTATTATTTTTCCATTCAATAAAATCTGGATCATCCTTATCTATAGGTTTGTAAATATTATGATCTAATCCATGAGGTACATACTTAAATATTTTATTTTTTTCCTTACCTTTTAATACTAGTTTATTAATATTTACTGTTTGTTTTGATATACCCATTAATAGATCACAAGCTTCATAATATGGTCTATTGTACATTGGGGCAGGATAATCATCCCATATATTCAAATAAGCAATAGGAATTTGTTTTCTTATTTCTTGTTCCATATTCCAAATATGCATAAAATATCTAGGATCAGTAATTAATAAAATTGCATTTGGTCTTTCAATATTAAGGATTTCTCTAATAATTCTAGGATCACCGTAACCATCTACTGGGTAGATCATTACACTAGCATCTTCAACACCAGATAAATCAGTTGTATCCTTAGATAAATCTAATCTTTTTCCTTTTTCTGGGTGTTTAATAGCGCCAGCAACATTTACCCAATTAAAATGTTGACACGTTTTTAAAACAATTTCCTTAGCTACTGTAGCGACACCAGAATGAACTCTAATGTCATCCGCTATTAGCATTATTTTTTTCCTTTTATCTTTTGGAATATACTTAAAGTCTTTATTCATAATTATATTTCGAGATTTGTTTGATTGGTAATTTTTCTACGAAAGTCTTCATCTGTAAGATACAAAAACAAAGTACGATCTGCAAGTTTTTGGAAACTAAACTTTCTTTTTACACATTCAATCTTAAAATTCTCGAATAAATCACTTTGGACTTTGACACTAGTTAGTGTCATAGGTTTTTTATTACTCATAGTCTTTATTTTTATTAAAACATTTATTATACATATATAAGTATTACTCAAAATGCGCTTTTGCTCCACATAATTCTTTATCTTCTCCATAAGGACAAAATGTACAATTCCATTTAGAAGGTGATTTAGGGTAATCAATTTCTTTTATATTGCCACTTGAATTAAAGCATTCATTTATAAAATCATTTATTGCATTTTTTGCTCTATTTATTTTTATTTTACCACTTGGGGGTGCAAATGTTTGCACTCTATAAGCTTGATGGGGTGACATAATCTTTTCATCATTCCAATCCATTACTTTTCTTTTAACAATAAAAAATTCTATTTCTATATTATCCAAAGGTATATTATATAATTCAGAAAAAAACTTTTTATATAGAATTAATTGAAAATGTTTATCTTCATTTTTTTTATCATATTGATTCCACCCTTTAGTACTGGTTTTAATGTCGATTATTTTAAATGTTTTTGTATTTTCATTATATAATACAACATCTAAAAATCCTGTATATAATACGTTATTTAACATTTTATTTGGCGCTATAATAATTGGTAATTCACAACCAACTAAATGCCAACCTCTTCTTGAAAAATATCTTGCTCGTTTTTTTACAAACCAATTTAATATCCCAACTCCATCTTCAAAAAACTCCCTCATTTCTTCAGCAGAAGAAAAATGTTGATTATTATTTTTTTTATACTGTTCTTGATATTCGCCTATAAATTTTTCCTGGAATAGACTTTCTAAATCTAATCTATCTGCGTTAGCCGCACTAGTATCAAACATTACATCTAAATAATGTTGTAATACTTCATGTATAGCCGTTCCAAATACAGTATGAATAGAAGAACTAAATTTCTTAATTTTATCTTTATATTGAAGTTTCCACCTATAAGGGCAACTTCTAAAAATAGACAATTGAGAATAAGATATATTCTTCTGGTAAGCGAAATTAATTTCCCCTGGGGGATTGTTTTTAATCTCCTTTATAATATTAGGGACCTTTCTAGCCAAAACTTATTTTTTCCATTTATCACGTCCTACTAATAAACCAATTATCCCGTAATTAGCTATATCAATAAACGTGTCCTCCATTCCCTCTCCCTTAACATAGTTTTTTCCGTTAATTAAAAGGTTTTTTAATCTAGATATTTTATCAGTTAATCTAATTGCTAAGCCAGTAAGTGAAAATTTTTTATCTTCGGCATTAGTTAAATCACCACCTAGGGCAATATTATTTAACCCATAATCCATATGTTTACGAGCAAACATTTCATACATTTCTTCCGAAATTCTTTTAAACTCCTCAGATAATTCTGGGTATTCGTTTTCAAATGTTTCTACAGCTAAACTAACTGTGGTACCATCAGGATTTTCTTCAACTAATTTATCAAATTCCTCTTCACTAACTAATTCATAGTACTTACTTATTGAATCACCCATTAACTTGTTCTTTAATTTGGAAATATTTTTCTAAGATTTCTAGTCTTTCATCTGCCGAAGCTAATAATTTAAGAGCTTCACTACAGTTGTCCCAATAGTCCTTAGTTGAATGGTCACCTATTCCCGCTGGGTGGTTCGTTAATAATTCTATACTTGCTAGAGCTTTATTTTTATCCGCCTCCGCTTCGGACTTTAAAAATTTGTATACTTGTGTGTTCATAATATTAATGTAATTAATTTAATTTAATTTTCCTAATTTTTCTATCATTTCCTCCATAACTTTTGGTCTTTTTTCGCCATGGTAAAATAATAATCTATTTTTGTTACCTGGTACTTTAAACCAATTATTATGAATATAATTACTACCTAAATCCTGATCTATACCATCAAAATTAATTTTATTTACTTCATCTATAGTATCTTTATCATTTACAATATTTACATAAATAAGGGGTAAACCATCATAAATATGTTTATCCCAAAGAAGTGGGTTTAAAGTACCCTCCTCATGAAAGGGACAGTAATAAGTAGGATTACTTAATATAGTAGGATTAATACACATCCAATACCATTCATTTAAGAATTTTTTATGTAAAGTATTAACTAAAAAATACCCAGAATTTCTATATCGTTTGTCTAATCTTCTATATTGATCTATTTTAAATATTTCACAAACTGGATGCTCTAAAGTTGTACTAAGATCACTTCTTTCCCATGCACCACCTCTTCCGTTTATATGTAAATAATCAAAAGGACCTTCAGCAAACATAGGATGTTCAGATTCATAATCAAATATATTATCAACATACTTAGTTGCTATTGAATCGCAATCTATATAAGCTACACATCTTGCATAATTATCTAAAGCATGTTTTACTATAAGTGGTTTTTGAATTAATAAATCATATAAAGAAGAATCATTTCTATCAATATAATAATTACCATTTTCAGTTACATTGTAATTATGAATAGGATTTACTTTAGCTTCCCATTTGTAAGTTGAAACACCATCTACATCTATATACTTATCCGAATCTACAAGATAAACTATAACTGGATAGTCGCTATGTTTTTTAATTGATTTAGCACACATAGCTGCTACACCAGCATAATTTTCATTACAGTGCAAAACATATGCCCTATCTACTCTGTTTGGATCTAACTCCCTATTGATATAGTAACCATACTGGGGGTTTGAAAATAAATGAGTTAATTTAGGATATCTTTTTTTCATTAATTCCTTAGTTAAATCTGGTTGGTGGTGAGTTTCATATTTATTCCCATTTACTTCTCCTTGTTCCATAGAATAAGGAATAGCAACTAAACAATGTTTACCACTATTAACTATATCATTAACTAATTTTTTTGCTCTATTTACTTTAATATGTTCTAATACATCACCTAAAATATAAAAATCATAATCTAAATTTTTTATTTTTAAATCTAAGATATCACCATGATAAACATTATCATATTTATCTTTTAAATTATATTTTTTTATATAAGGTTTAAAAATTTCTATAGCATCCATTTTATAACCAGCGTCTCTAAGTAATTGTGAATAAGTACCAATACCAGGACCTATATCCAATATTTTTGAATTTAAAGGAAGTTTATCAATGATAAACTCTTTAACATCTTCCTTAAAATAGTTATAACTTTCAGGCATATAATTTTTTAATTTCTTTTTTTTCTAGTCCTAAACTAGTAAGTATACCGTCTACGTCTGTACGATCCAATATACCTAAATATTCTTTGGCCTCTTTTACTGAACATTTATAATAATTTTTAATATATTCTACTAAGTCTTTATTTGGTTGTTTTATATTTGATTTAATGTATTTATTCCATTTATTATTTTTAGGAATAAATTCTTTATATATGTTATAAATCATCTTTTTTTCCTGAGGTGGAAACTCTTGAACATAATTTACTATATCAATGTAGTCAGAGTTCATAGAAATAAATCTGTGAATCATATAACTATTCCAAACCTCCCAGTCTTTATCTGTAAATGATTCTACTGGGGGTTTGGTAGTGTTAATTGCCTTTAACCAATCAAATATATTTTTCAATACTAATCCATTATATAGTCTTTTAACTCATCTCTAAGATCCTTAGGGACTGATGCCTTAAGAATTTTTTTAGTAGTTGGGTCATAAAAGACTGGGATGGGTAAAAGAGCATCTTCTTCTGTTCCCATAACAAATTTAGACACTGTTCTTAATACTACTCCCTGTTGAAATAAAACATCACCTTCAAAGTTTTTAACTTCTGAGGTATTTTTTAAGTCAATAGGAGGTCCTGCTTGCTGTTGTTGTTGCATAATTATTTATTATTTATTATATTTGAAATTAAACTCATTGCATTGATTTCTTTATCAATACGGAAATTTGCTTTATATTGATGATCATTAACTAAAATAGCTACTGTACCCTCTTTACCTGGAAGATACTCAGATGCTCTTTCATATAGTGTTCTAAATAATTCTTCATAATCATCTACATTAGCATCTGCTATAATTTGACGTATTATTTTTAAACGAGTACCTTTATGTGATAATTCATCAATAATTTGATCTATATAATTAGATGATACTAGTACTGATTGGTCTAATTTTAACATATTATCTTGTGTAGATAACTGTATAGTATTAATACATTTACGTAAATCAGGATAATATTGATTAACTAATGGTACTAAATCATTTATTTCATGTACAATAGACTCTTCATTACAAATCCAATTCAAATGTTTAGCAACATCTTTTTTAGTTGGAGGTACAATTTTAAGTACTTGACATCTAGATTGTAAGGGATCAATAATACGTTCTACAAAATTACAAGTCATAATAAATCTTGTAGTACGTGAAAATGTTTCTATTATGTTTCTGAGCGATGCTTGCGCCTGAATTGTGAGAAAATCCGCCTCATCCAAGATAACAACCTTAATTGGTTTGAATGAAGCAACCGATGCAAAACTAGAGACTTTATCCCTAATAGTTTCAATACCACGCTCGTCAGAAGCGTTAATATAAATGTAATCACAATCTAAATTTTTAACTATTAATTTTGCTAATGTAGTTTTACCAGTACCAGCTGGTCCATAGAATATTAGATTTTGAATATCATTTTGGTCTAAATACTTAGAAATAGATTTTTTGATATTTTCATTACCAACATAATTTTCTAATTTAATTGGCCTATATTTTTCTACTAATAAACTATTCTCCGTATTCGCCATATATAGAATATTTCTTTTCTGGTTCTGGTATTACTTCTGTTTCCTTAGAATCAATTGCATATAAATTACTTTTTAATGGTTCTAATCTATAATGTCCTTTAAATCCAGTTTTTATCATATATGCTTCTAAAGTATCAGTAAGTGATTTATGTACTGGGCCATCTGGTTCATTAGCAACTAATCTCCATTTATCACCTGGTGGTACTCTTCTAGCAATTAATATATTTTTTTCTTCAATTTTTGTAGCCATAATATACGAAAAATATTTACATCATCCCCATCATTGATGGATCAATTTGTGGTTGTTTACTTTCTTCTTCAGGTTCATCTACTACTGTACATTCAGTTAATAAAACAGTACCTGCTACTGAAGCTGCATTTTCTAATGCTGTTCTAGCCACCTTAGTTGGATCAATAATACCTGCATCTTTCATATTAACTACTTCATCAGTTTTAATATTATAACCTGCCCATGCATCATCACCTGAATTGCATAGTTGGTCTGCTAGTATTTGTCCTTTAACCTTATCAAACCCAGCATTAACTAAAATTTGGTTAAATGGTTTAGCACATGCCTCAACTACAATTTGGGCTCCTGTTGTATTAGCTTTTAAACCATTAGAAGCATATAATAATGCTGCCCCACCACCTGGT